CGTAGGCCTGGAATTCGGCTTCCTGTTGTTTTTCCTCGGGCGTGAGGCCACCCATCGACCAGAACTTATACCCGGTCGCCTGGTGGAACTCGGGGATTTCCTTGGACGGTTGCCAGGTGCCGGCCTTCGGCTGCCCCGGGGCGCTGGCCTGGGGTTGTTGCGCCAGGTCTTCCCCCTGGCCCTGGGTGCGCCCGTCCCGCAGGGATTCGCTAGGCTCCCGCTTGGGTTTTTCCGCCTGGTACGGATCGCCTTCATGGGCGTTCCGGAATTCATCCAGGGCCCGAACCTCACCATGCGCCTTGGCTGCCCTGGCCTTGGCGATTTGTGCCCGGCTCTTGAGGTAATCGCTAGCCCGCTTTTTGGCGAACTGCTCGTTTCGGCCGAAGTCCATTTCCTTCCCGGTTTCCGGGTCGGTCAATTTGAACACGCCGTTTGCATCCTTCTGGGGCAGGGTGCTTTGGGCGTTGAGGATCTTTTTCAATCCGTCGATATGTTTGCCGTATTCCTCAACGGCCTTGTTAATGCGTTCGTCGTGTTCCTTTTGGCTGGCCGGAACCTTGAAACCACGGGGCGGTTTGTAATCGGGGTTGGCGAACTTTTTGGCCGCCTTCGCCTCCACCTTCTCCACGCCCTTGTTTGCAGCCGCAAGCGCCGCCTCATTCTCCGGGGCAAGCTCATGCTCACCCAAGCCAACTTCCTGGAACCCGTCCAGGGTGTCGGCGTCCATCAGCCCATCTTTGTTCCTGGCCCCCTTCAGGGCCACGAAGTGATTCCCCTCGGTGTCCATGCGGACCTTCAAGAGGCCCTCATCTTCCAGGGATCGGCGCGCCTCCCCGCCAACGATGGCGTCCAAGTCCTTCTTGGTCATCCAGCCCTTATGGTCCTTGAGGGCCCTGAGCGCCATTTCCTTGGCCTGGGCCGGGTCGCCCTGGAATTGGGGCCCGGAGTTCTTGGACATTCCCAAGGCGTCATCCACCACGCTGCCGCTATCGTCCAGGGCGGGCGGCGCTGCGGGCGCTTCATCCTTCGGGACCGGCAGGTTGCCGGGAGAGAACAGGCTGCCGAACATTTCCCCGGTGCCGTCCGTTTTGGCCTGCTGTTTCTGGTCCAGCCAGTCCAAACCTTTCGCCGCCTGGTCGGATACCGTCTCCTGGGGGGCCTGCTTTTCGGCGTCCACGGCAACCTTATTGCCGAACAGGTCCGTCATCATCTCGGGGCCGGCAAAGTTCTTTTTCACCGGGTTGCCGAACAGGTCCAGGCCTGGGGGCGGTGCCGGGGTGGCCCCGGTGCCCTCGGCCTCGGTGCGGTCCACCTGGCTGAAGGCGGGCCCGTTATTCAACTCGGCGGAATCGAGCTTACGCCCCACGCCTTCAACGTCATCCAGGCCCCTTTGGTCGGCCGGTGCCGCCTTTTCCGGCTCCGGTGCGGGTGCCGGGTCGTCAAACCCAAACATGGAAGGAGTCTGGTCATTGCCCTTGTCGCTGAAGGTCTTTTCCAGGTCGGCGTCCATTTCCTCCTGGGACCGCAGGGGCTCGGGCACCGTGCGCCCCTCGGGCGGGGCGTCCGGCATTTGAACAAGCTGGCCCTCATTCGGATCCTTGCCGAATATCTGCGCCACCAGGTCTGGATGAACGGCCCAGTTTTTCCACCGCTCCACTTCGCCCTGAAGCCGGGAAACCTCACTCTTGACCGCCTCGGGATCGTCCACGTTGATGCCCATTTCCCGGGCAATGTCAGGGCGCTTGGCTGCCCCCTGGGCGGCGGTGATCCTGGCGGCCAGGGCCCGGCGGATGCCGCCGGCCTTGCTGGCGTTTTCGGCCATCTCCTTGATGGCGCTGTCATCGTTGCCGAACAGTTCGCCTTGATCCTGGTCCGCCTTGCGCCTGGCGCTCAACGCCTTGTACGCCTGAAGGTAATCCCCGATGGTTTCGGCGGACTTGTTTTCCCCGGCCAGCTTCAAGCCCAGGGGCTGGAGCTTTTCGTCGTTCGGGGCATGGCGGGCAATGGCTGCCGCCTGCTTGTCGTTGATCGCCTTCCCCTTGAGGGCGGCCAGAAGGGTTTCGGTCGCCCCCTGGGCAATGTCCCAACCGTCCTTGCCCTTGGCCCTGGCCAGGAGCCCTTTCATCTGGGCCTGGTCCTTGGTCAGGCCCTTGTTCGATTGGAAGTAGCTGGCGTAGTCGGCCACGCTACCGTTTCCGTCTCTGATGTTCAGTTCGGCATCCAGGGCCTTGGCCTGTTCCAGGCTGAACCCATCGGCCTCCCGGTAAACCTGGACGGGCACTTCCCCCACGCCGTTGCGCTTGGCATGGGCCAGGCGGTGGCGTCCGGAAATAACCTCCATCGTCCCATCTTTGCCTTCCCAGATTTGAAGGGGCCCGCTCCCCCGGTGGTCGTAATGGCCCTCCAGGGGCTCCACTTCGCCGGTCGCCTCATCTGCGCCCGCTTTGAACTGCTTCACCCGGGCCTGGGCCAGAATCTTGTTCGGGTCCATGTAGGTGATGCGGGGGGCGGCGGTTTCCCTGGCGTTGGCCTTGGACGGGTTGACGGGGGCGTCCGGAACGTGGAAGCCCTTGGACCGGAGGAATTCCCGGGCCTGGTTGATCTTCTCCTGGTCGGCCTCGGGCCCCTCCTGGTAGGCGTTGCGCTTCGCCGGCTCGGGCGGAGTCTCGGGGCGAACAGCCGGCGGGGTGGATGGGCCCCCCTGGGCGGATTTCTTGCCGCTGTCCAGGTTGTTCAAATTCTTGCCGGTGAGTTCAGCCGGGCCCTTGGAAATGTCACCAGCCTTGTTGATGAAAACATGGACGCCATTGTCCAGGGTGACCCAACGGCCGTTGGGATCATCCTTCTCGGCGGTCTGCTCCAGGACCCGCCGTAATGCCGCCCGTGCCATCTCAACATGGTTTTTGCTGGTCATATTCCACCCATCCTGGAAAGAAAAAACCCCGCCAACGGGTAGACCGTGGGCGGGGCAAATGTCACCTAGCCTGGCCGGCTCACCCCTGGTCGGCCTCGGCTTCCGGCTCGGCTTCGATATGTTCAAACACTTCAAACTCCTGGCTGGACATGATCACGCCCGCCAGGCGCTTGTACCCCTCCACCGCTTCCGCCTGGGAAGGCGCTGAAATGATGTAGGTGACGGCTGGGGTAGGTAACCCAACCTTGAACAGTCTGCCGCCACTCCCAACCACCAGGTCCGGCTTAACCTCGGGCCTGGTTTGTTCCGGTTTGGGTGCCGCCGCTTTCTTTGCCATGTCCATTGCCTCCACTCAATGGGTGCCCCCTGGGGGGCGTTACTTAGAAACCCTGGACCAATAGAGGGGGGCGTCATCCCGCACGCCGTTGGGCGTGTCGTAGATGAGCGGGCTAACCTTACGGTTCCCCCCCGGAGTCCCGTAAAGTGACGGGCAATCCCTTCAGGCGTCCTCGCTGGTGGCGTAAACCACATAGCGGGGATCGGTGATGCCGGCCACGCCCATGTAAGACGCCTTAACGGCCAAAACTATGTCGTTGTGGAAATCCAGCGGGTTGTTCGCCGGGGCCTCAACAACCTGGAGGGGCTTCGCTTCCCTCCAGCAGAACGCCTTTTTGAAGTCGCCCAGGATGACAATGTCATTCGCCTGCTCGGGCGTCTTGCCGGCCTCGTTGGTCATCATGCGGTAGGCGTTGGCCGTGGACATGATGGCGTAGGTGCGATCCAGCGGGTTGGGGCTCACCTCGGTGATGGGCAGGCCGGTATCGGCAAACCCTGGAACAGTCTGGCGCACCTCGGTGGCGTGCAAGATGTTCTTGGCGGTGTACCTGGTGGCAGGCATCACCAGCATATCTTTCGGCTCAACCATGATCGGCTTACGCAAAACCGGATCAAGGATGTTCACAAACATTTGTTCCAGCGTGTTGATGCTGGTCCAGTCCGTCAGCTTGAACCCGGTGAGCTTGTTCACCCAGTTTCCGCTGGTGTTGTAGGTCTGGTAAACGGACCCGTTCCAGTTGTGGGTGTTCACCAGGCCATAGACCACCCGCAAGATAGACTCTTCACGGGTCAGGCCCAGGATGGTTGCCACCGACTTGGCCGAATCCAGGATTTGGCCGGTCAGGTCTGAGAAGATGGCTTCCATCGTCACGGAGCAAATACGCCCGATCTTTTCGACCGATGGGTATTTGATGTACTGACCTTTGAAGGAGGTCTGGGGGTAGGGCATACCCTGTTGAACAATGTCGCCCATATCGACAACATCGGACAGGTAGGGCACGGTCTGCTCACCCAGGTTCCCGTTCGTGACGGGGATGGTGGTGGTCAGGGTGTCGCCCAGCCAGGAAACCAGCTTGTACTTTTCCCGGATCTCATTCACCAGCAACTGGCCGGTAATGTCCTGGAAACCGCTGGTATCAACGGCCTCGGCGCTTTCAGTCACCCGCCCGGAGCGAACGGCCCGGGTAAGGTGTTCGGCCCATCCGCTGCCCATGTAGGACTCAGCCAGGCGGCGCAGGCTGATCCGCCTGGGATCAACCTTCCTTTCCCGGATGGCCTCGGTAAGGACCTTGGCGGTAGTTGCCCGCCCGTGGGACTCGGTAATTTTCTTGAGCTTGAGTTCAAAAGACATTTCTGGAATCTCCAGGGGTAGGGAACTACTTGTTCAAATCACTTGGCCGACAGAAGGCCCAGGTTCTGGGAAACCAACCGAATGCGAACGTGGGTTTCGGTGGCGGGCTTTTCCAGCACGCAGTACCCAACGGCGGTGGTGGCATCGGCGGCGATCACCACTTCCTGGGTGGCAACCTTGCCGTCCACCAGCTTGAAACCAAGCAGTTGGCCGGTGTTCACCGCCACGGCGCAGGGGATTTCCCAGATGCCATCGGTGTCGATCCGAACCCGGTTCTTCCGGGAGTTGCCCCGGATTTGCTCAACCCCGGCCGCCTTGGCCTGGCCTGAAATCCCCGCAAAGACTGCGGCGGCTTCCGCCTCGGTGGCGAAGTTGGAAACGGGCACCACTTCCCCGGAAGCGGCGTCGATTCCCACCAGGTCGCCAATCTTGAGGGCGGTATCGGTGGCAACCTTGGAGTCCACGGGCCAGGTTTCCCCGGTGATGAAACGGGTTTCGGGGGTCAATGCGGTCTGGGGCATCGGTCTTACTCCGTCAGGGATTTAACAAGGGCGGAAATGTCGTTCTGAGCCACGGGGCCCGTACTACGGGGGCGGCTTTCCCGGACCAGAATTCGGCGCTGGTCGCTGATGATCTTGTTCCAACTGGCCTTGTTGCTGGACGCCAGGTGGTTGATGAGACTTTCGGTGATGGCATAGCCTGGCAGCTTGGCTTTGTGGGCCGCCGCCTTCGCTTCCAGCACCGTTTTCCGCCGGCTTTCCCGGATAATCATGCGGTCCAGTTTGGACAACAGGGCGTGATAATACGGGTCGTTGGTTGCCCGCAGGGCCTCTTCGGCCTTCATCGCCATGGCCTCTTCGTCGCCATCGGGCTCGGGCATTGCGCCCATGTCGCCTTCCAGGCCCTCCATGCCACCAGGAGCGGGAAGGCCCATGGCGGTGGCGATGGCTGCCAGCTTTTCGTCTGCGCTCATGGCGGGATCGGCCAGGATGCCGGCCACGGCATCGGCTCCGCCACCATCGGCTGGCGCAGCGGGGGGCAATCCGGCCCCCAGGTCGCCGCCCATCATGTCGCCGCCCATATCGCCACCCAGGCCGGCCAGGTCGCCGCCCAGGTCGCCACCCATGTCGGGCGGGGGCATATCTCCGCCCATGTCAGGCGGCGGGAGTTCTTCGTCGATATTGTTCAAACCCATTGGGGCGGACTCCTGGACACGTTGCAGACTTTCCAGCAGGCCGGTAGTGGTCGCCGGGTCTGCCACCAAATCAACGCTTTCAACCCGGAAAATCTCCGCCACCCGGTCAGGGTTGCCGAAGTTTCCTTCCACGATCTTGGCCTCTGCGTTGTGGCTCAAACCAACGGCCCTGGGATCGTTGGTGGCCCACCAGCGGAAAGACTCAGCCAGGGGATGGTGGGGGTTAAATGTCAGGTCGCCGTACAGTCCATCGGCCCTGGCCCGTACATTTGCCAGGCGTCCGAAACGCTCGTTGTACTGGCGATCCATCTGGCCCTTTTTGGGATGGTCCAGATTCACGGGGGCCCCTTCGTAAAGGTGCGCCGCCTTTTGGATCACTTGGATCGGGTATTCCCTACCGTTCCTGGACTTGGTGCCCAGGATCTTTACCCCTTCGACCAGGCAACCGTTCTTCACGGGGCCCTTATCTAAGGGGCGGTAGGAATCTTCCAGAAGGTTGACGATACGTTCCATACCCGTGTATATGGCACTAGTTTTCAAAAACTATGAACCAGGCGATAGCGTCCCCCAGGATTTGGAGAACGTCCCCGATCAACATCCCTTGAAGGCGTGCGATCTTGGACGCCTTGAAACCGTTGAACACGGCCATTTCAACCACGTCTGAAACGTGTTCGGGCTTGTCCGCCAGGTAGCTGGAAAGTGCTTCCCCGCCGCCTTCCTTCTCCACCAGGCCGGAAAAGAATTCGTCGGAGGGGTTTACCCCGGAGTCTTCAAAGTGCTTTTGCCAGGTCCTGGCGCTTCCCCAGACCATGCGGGAAATGTGGCCCCTGGCGAACAGCGCGCAATAGGTGCAAAGGTTGGAACCCTTGCCTGGGTCCCACTTCCTTTTTCCATGAAAGAACCCAAGCCACCCTGTTTGAACAATGTCCTCCAGGGGGATTCGTTTACCCTGGGCTTTCGCCCGGCGGTATGCAGCGGTGGCCAGGTTCAGGATTAGGCCACGGTATTCCTCATAGGCCTGTTCATCCGTCAGCACCCGGATGCGGGGGCTTTTCCGGGCTTTCTTCCGTTTGGGCGCTTTCGCCACCATCCACCACCCCTTGGGGCGGCTTTCCACCAGGCGCAGGGCCCTGGGGCAATCCGCCTTGGCCTGGGGGGGCTAGCGGGTTGTTCATTTGCTCTTTTTGCTGCTTCTGGCGCTCCTGGTCTATCTGCGCCTGTTCCTTTTTGTCATCGACGCCAATGTCGGCCCGGACGGTGGCCAGGCTGATGGCACCCATGTCCATATAGGCTTTGTGCGTGTTCGCCTCAGCCGCCTTGTCACGGGCCTGGATGGTGGGCGGCAAAACCTGGATGGAAATCTGTTGAAGCAAATCGGGATCAATCAAACCCATTTCGGCGGCGTGGGAAAGCTGCTTCCAGGCTAGCGCCCTTTCGGGCCTGGTGCGCCTGGTGCCCAGGGCCCCCATCAGCATATTTTGGAACCGTTCAAATGACTTGGTGGCCGGGGCCTCCGCCGTCAAGCTGCTAGCGTAGTTCGCCCCGCCGGCATCGGCGCTCATCATAATTTCTGACAAACCGAACCGTCCGGCAATCGCCCGCAGATTCACTTTCAAGATTTCAATCAAGTCATTCGCACCCGCCGCCAGGCTGGGGAATTCGTATTTCACGTTACCGCTGGCGGTCAAAACCGTACCGTAGCCGAACCGTTCCACGGTCTGCTGGCGTCCGGTCCATTTGTCGGTGATGGAGCCATCGCCGGCAGACTTGACCAGTTCTTCCACGGCCTGGGGCGGGGCGTCATCGACGGTGCGAATCATGCCGATCTTTGCCCGGGTTTTCGCCAGGGCGATCATGCTGGCAAGCACGTCCTCAGCCGCCCGGAGGTTGGTTTCAACGGCCATGATGGTCGGCAAGCCCCGCTTGGAGTTGCTTTCCACGTTGTTCCGCAGGTGGATGATTTCTTCCGCTGGCACCAGTTCGGGGGTTAGGCTGATCCAGGGTCTTTCGATCACCCAATACCCAATGCGCTCTTGCATATCCTCGGGGTGGCATTTGATGCCGAAGGAATCTTCGGGGCTGGCGCTGGTGTCGCTGGGGGCCCGGATTAGCTCGGGCTCAATGAACCGGATTTGAATGATGCCGTTTTCCCCTGGGAAGACCCGTAAGAATGCTTCCCCCTCAACGTGGAGCCGGTAGACGATTTCCGCTTCCACTTCGGATAGCCGGTTATGTTCAACGAACAGGTCTAGAATGTCCTGGACTTGCTCCAAAACCTGGTCCGGCAAGCCACGTTCCCGCCTGGCCACCGCCTTGTATTTGAATCCGGTGCCCACCACATAGGCTTTGCAGGCGTTCAATGCGGCGATGGCATATTCGTTGTTCCTGGCGATCATCCGGCAGCGGTCCCGGATCTGCTTCAGTTGAAACCAGTTGATGGCAACGGGGAGGATTTCACCCGTAAGGCGGTTGTCACGGCGTGCCAGGGCTGGCCCTGCGGCATCAGCGAAACCATACGGTCCGATTTCGCTGAAGTAATCCCGGGGATCTGCCCACCCGCTGGAATCCGGGAAAAGCTGGCCGCCCGAAATGCTGTCCATGCTGCTCATTGTCACATTCTCCCGGTAACGCTTTCGACCCACCCGGAACCCTTCAGCATACAAGCCAGATTGAAGCTATCCGCCAGGTCGGGGGATGCCCGGAGGCGCTTTTTAGTGCTGGCCTTGGCTTCCACTACTCGCCTTTGCAGGGCGTCCAGGGTGAAGACTGGCTGGCGGAGTTCGCCCATGAGTTGGGCCCGAATATCTTCCGGCAGCATGGCGATGCTGATTTGGCCTTCCTCGCCCATGGCGCTGGCGCAGAACCACAGTTCCGAACGGATGTTGGGCCATTCGGCTTCCCACCTGGAACGCATGGCGGAGTTGATTTCGACGAAGTTGAACCGGCGGGCACCGTCCTGGTTCATCTCGGCCAGGCCTGCCCCCAGGCCGGCGGCGTCGATCAGAACGGGCACCTGGGTAGGGTCCTGGCCCTTGCCGGCAAACTGAATGGCCAGCTTCTTGAGGCGGCTGGCGGTTTGCTTCAACGGCCAGCCCCGGTGGCTTTCCAGGTGGACGATGCACCGGCCACGGCGCACGCAAATTGCGGTGCGGTCGTCACCGAACCTGGCCGGGTCGCATCCGATTTGGGTAAGCCACGTCTGGTCCAGGGGAACGGGGTGCTGGATGTTCGCCAGGGCAATATCTGACCATACGGAGCAAGTGGCCCGGCTGGGCCAACGTCCCAGGATTTGAACCTCGAAAAGCGGGCTTTCGGGGATCCAGGTGCGATTCTCCCAGGTGAAGCTATTCGGGGGCGCTTCATCCCCCTCGGGCAATAGCCTGCATTCCTCCGCCATCCGGGAAACAACGTATTCCCGGGTAACCGCCCCTGGAACACGCTCCACTCCGTCCACCACGTTGGGATGATCCAGGGCGCTCATGTCCAAGATGGTGAACCGGCCGGACTGTTCAAATTGGTACGCCGGGCAACTGACCTCATAGGGGTTGAATATCCCCAGGAAATAGTGCCCCGGCTTCCCGATGTTGATCATCGTGAGGGCTCTTTCCCAGAAGGGCATTTCCACCCCGGCCGCCTCGTCAAAAACAACCATCATGTTTTTGGCGTGTCTACCCTGGAAGGCGTCCGGTTTATTTGCTGTCAGGCCATGAATGAAGTGGTCATTTGAATCCTGGAGCCGGGTATCCTTCGGCAGCCATCCCGGGTCCCCTGGGCGCAGTAACCGCAGTTCCCGAAACAGAAGGTCCCGAACCTGCTGGATGGTCGGGGCGGTGGTGAGGCAAATACCCTGGGCGTATCGGTCATAGAACCAGGATGCCGCCAGGGCGGATATGAACGTCTTCCCCACGCTATGGGCCGCCCGCACCAGGACGGCATACGGCGGCCTGGTGAGCGCCCGCAAGATCTCCGCCTGCTGAGGCGTCACATAGACGCCCCGCATCCTGGCATATTCAACCGGGTCAGCAGGCGCAGGCTTTTTAACTGCCTGGGTCAACCGGCGGTACTTCTCCAGTACCTCCCGCTGCCTGCTTACGGAGACTTTCAACCAGCTTCGCAAATTCCTTGTCCAATGCCTTCAGCATTGCCCCCCTGTCGGCCCACCGTTCCGGCCACTTCCTTTCCAGCATCCAGGCGTTAGCCTGCCATTGCCTGGCGGCGGCGGCCTGGATGTTCCGGATCAAGTTTTCCTCAGCGATGGCACAAGCCCGCTTCCACTCGGTGACCAGTTGGGCGTAAATCTCACCGTTGGGTATAGCCTTGGAATTTTTCTTCCGGTTCAAATGCTTCTGGCCCTTAACGAACCAGTCAACGCAGGTCCTAACCGGGATGTACAGTTTGGCGCAAATCTGGGTTTTGCCTAACCCTAGCTGCCCCAGGGCGCAGAACTGTCGGATAATGTTGTCGTCCAGGTTGGGAACCTTGCCCATCCTGGAAACGCCGCTACCTGGAATCCCTCTCGGCATATCACTTCCCCGCAGGCGGTGAGCCCTCTCCGTTGTCCAGGTCTGCATTCAGCCCCAGACGATCCAGGACAGCATTGAACTGAACCCGAACCGGCTCGATAGTCTCGCAAATCCAAACCATGGCCATCATGCGGGCGTATTCCGTTGCCAGCTTGTGGACCTCGCCCACCTCCCCTTGCTCCTGGTGGCGTCGAATCACCTGGTGGAAGGTGTTGCGGGCGATCTTGACGGCAAAATCCGATTCATCCCAGGGATCAACCGGCAAGTCCGGGTTGGCCTTTTGCTCATCCGGCGACAGTAGCGGAAACCTGGCGTTCATCACTTATTCCCCTTGGTCTTCCATCCAGGGCGGTGCTTGGAAATGCGGAACCGCTGGAAGATGGCCCGCCGGTCGGAGTAGGTGCGAATATCGCCGTAGTGGTAATACTGGCCCTTCGATCCGGCAGCCATCCAATCATCCATCACCCAACGTGGAACCCTGGGGTAGGTGTACTTTCCCCCAGGGTTGCTTTTGGAAACGGTCAAGACCCACATATCCAAATCGCCGGTATCCCGGTCTGGGTTGCGTTTGTAGCCTTGCTTTTCGATAACGCCGCTGGCCGGCATGGGGATGAACCCGGTTTTCATGCCGCTGTAGCCTGGTGTCGGGTCTTGCCCGTTCCCCAGGTAAGAGTTCAGGGATTGGGCGTATTCATCGGGAAGGGCCCGCACGGCCTTGTATTTCATGGGCTGGTAGCGAAGGGCCTTGATCCAGGACGAACCTACCGAATTCCAAATGGCGTCTTCGTAGGCGTGTTGGCTGGTGCCCACGCCCTGGCCCATGCCGGCCACGGTACGGCCGAAGACCTTGGCGGCTGCCCTGGCGGCGGCGCTTGCGGCGCTGAAAAGCTGCCGCCTGGGTATCCCCTGGATGAAACGGCGGGCCCGGCCCAAATGGTCGATCTCACTACCGTCTGGCTTTTTCTGGGCCTTCCCCGTGAGGAGCCGCCAAACATCTGAAAAGAACTGAACGAACTCGCCTTTACTTGGTGTTGCCATCAATCAGCCCTGGTTAGTTGTACTTGAATCATGGCCCGTGGAAAAGACGCCTCACGGTTCAAATAGATACGCCAGTCGGGAATATGCTCCCAGGAGTCTCCCAGGAGAACCCCACGGGAAACCAACCAATCGACGGGCGCTTTCAAGCGGTTATCCCCATCGCCATTGGACCTGAACCCTTTGCCCTGGAATACCTGGGCGGACAAAATCACCGGGTGTTCAAATCTCGGCAACCGTCCGGTTTGGGTGAGGGCGGCATGGTCGGCATCGGCCATCCAATCTTCGTATTCCTGGGTGCGGAATTTCTTTTTGGTTAGTGGGTTTTGCTTCCATAGCCGGTGCTGGCTTGGCGGGTATGGAAGGAGGATGGTCCAGGGTTCTTCAAGCATGGGCTGCATCACCGAAGCATTTACGGCACTTCCCGCAGGCCCCGGAAATGTCTTCCAGGGTATTGAGGGGGCAAATCTCGGGCCTGTTCAAATCGACGCCTGGGGGCAGCTTGTAATCGTGCCCGAACACGATGCCGGCAATGTCCGGAAAGGTGCTGGCGTCTTCATCCTTGGCATACTGATAGGAATAGTGCCGCCTGGTGGTTTGCCATTGGACTTCGGCGGCCCTGGTCAGGCTATCCCGGTCCAGGCTGAAGTGGACGTATACGCTGGGTGCTTCCTGGATGAGGCCGGCCATTTTCGGCTTACGGGTCCTGACCCATTGGGTTAGGTCGGGGTGAACCAGGCCGATATGGTTGATCGCCTGGACAGACTCGGTGAACAAGTCGCCCGATCCATTCCAGGTGATGAAATCCAGGCCCATGGCCCTGGCGTCCGCCGCCACCAGTTCACCGAACTGAACTGGATCGGCGGTACAGCTTGCCAGGTTTCGGTACTGTTTGGCCAGGCTGGCGCTCCAGGTGATCGGGCCGCACCCGGCGTAACAGGTTTCCCCGCAGACGGTGGACGGTGAGCAGGTCGCCGCAATGGGGAAGTTGATGGACTTCCCGGTTACCAGGTTGGCGGAAAACGGGGATTCCCCTGGACGTAGGGGAACCCCTGTTGAAACCATTTTCAGCCGCAAGCGGCGGTAGCGTTCCATCACCAGGAAAGGTTCTTCAAGGGGAAACCGTCCACGTTGGAGTGGCTCCAAGAGTCGCCACAATCCAGCATGGATTCGATCACGTTCTTATCGGCCCAAAACCCCTGGAGGGGCATATCGTCGGGGTACTTGCCGCCGCTGAAGTATCCGGTTCCCCAGCTATTGCAAATGAACAACCCGGGGCGGTCCAGGCGGTAGGCAATCGCCGCCATCGAGTGGGCCCACCGGCCTGACGGCTTGGCGAAGCCCTGGGAATCACGCTGGGAGGAAAAGCCCTGCTGGCTGCACAGATTTACCCCATAGCCCTGGGCCAGGGCTTGCACGCAATCCTCAAAAGACCGCATTTGAGTGATGGCCCCAACCTTGTTGTCCCGGGCCTGGCTTATGAGTTCCTGGGGCGGGCCATTGGCCCCCCAGTCCCGGCATCGGTTCTGGTCGTACTTCCGGCAATCATAGGAACCATGGACCGCTTGTTCCAGGATGCCATAATCACGCACGGCCTTGGCCACCCAAACACCCAAAGAGCCATCGTCCCGGCCCAGTTGACCGCCGCCGATTTGAACACGGCTAATGCCGTAGATGAACTCCATGCAGGGCACCAGGGGGGTTTCCATGTCCCCCATGCAAGACTCGGCCGCCTGGC